TACAAACGTAGATACACAAGGTTTAATAGCAACTAACTATGCAGATGCTATCTCAATCTTAAATAATAAAGACGAATACCAATTCAATATTGTAACAGCACCAGGTCTTATTTATGACTTCGGTACTCACAAGACACAATTAGATTCTATCATCTCATTAGTAGAAGGTAGAGGAGATGCAATCGCAGTAATCGACTTAGAGCAATACGGTGCTACAGTATCAAACGTAACAGCAGCAGCAGGAACAGTTAACTCTTCTTATGCAGCTTCTTACTGGCCTTGGTTACAAACTCAATCTGCTACAGGTAAAAACGAATGGGTTCCTGCTTCAACAGTTATCCCAGGTGTTTATGCTTTCACTGATAGTGCAGCTGCTCCTTGGTTCGCTCCAGCAGGTTTAGTTAAAGGAGGTATTCCTAACGTAATTCAGGCAGAACGTAAAGTTAGCCGTGAGCAACGTGATTTATTATACCGTGCTAATGTTAACCCAATTGCTACATTCCCTGGACAAGGTATTGCAGTATATGGTCAGAAAACTTTACAGAAAAAAGCTTCAGCTTTAGATAGAGTAAACGTTCGCCGTTTATTAATCGAATTGAAACGCTTCATCGGAGGTCAGGCTAATAACTTAGTATTCGAACAAAACACAATCGCTACAAGAAACAAATTCTTAGCAATCGTTAACCCTTACTTAGAATCAGTAGTTCAACGTCAAGGTTTATTCGCTTACAGAGTGGTAATGGATGATTCTAACAATACAGCTGATATCGTAGATAGAAATCAGATTATTGGTCAGATCTTTATCCAACCAGCTAAGACTGCAGAATTCGTAGTACTTGACTTCACAATTGAACCAACAGGTGCAACATTTGTAGCATAATTAAAATAATTGATATTTATATAAAACAGATAATAAAATGGCAGTATTAGATTCTAACGAAATTATGTTCAGAGCCTTCGAACCGAAGGTACAGAATAGATTTATCCTATACAGTGACGCTATACCATCATTCATGGTTAAGGCGGTAACTGCACCATCTTTCACAGATGAGGAGATCAAATTAGATCACATCAACTCTTATAGAAAGATTCGTGGAAAAAGAAACTGGGAAAACATGGATATGACATTGTACGATCCAATTAACCCATCAGGCGCTCAAGCAGTAATGGACTGGGCTCGTCAATCATACGAATCAGTAACCGGTAGAGCTGGTTATTCAGATTTCTACAAGAAAGATTTGACTTTGAATCTTTTAGGACCAGTAGGTGATATCGTATCAGAGTGGATCGTTAAAGGAGCATTCATCGTGAACATGGCCCAAGGTTCTTTGGACTGGTCAACTAGCGAAGGTGTTGAATTAACAATCACTGTAGCGATGGACTACTGCGTACTTAACTACTAATCTGCCTGAAATATATAAAAAAAGAGCCCGGAAAGAAATTTTCGGGTTTTTTATTAGACGTAGATATTTTTTGGAAGATATAGAATATTTATATGTATATAAATTAACAAGAAATGGAAAATTTTGATTTAAGAAAATTTTTAGTAGAAAATAAATTAACTACTAACTCAAAACAAGCCAGCGGTGAAGTTAACGAATTCATGGGCTTATTTGGCGGTGGCGCTAAATTTAAAGATGGTGACAAAGTATATATTAGACAAGGAGGTCATGATGGTGCAGAATTCGAAACTACACCTAGAAAGATTAGCTTAAGAGCTTCTAATGGCAAGCCACTTAAGAAAGACGGTAAGACTCAATACTTTGTAACAACCCCAGAACACCAAGGACAGTTCTTTATTTCAGGAGGACTTTACGTAGACGAAAAGAATATAAAACCAGCATAATAAAGCTAGTTAGATTAATAAAAGAGCCCGGAAAAATAATTCCGGGTTTTTTGTTGCTTTCAAAAGTTATTTTTCATATATTTATATGAAATAACGTTATTTAAAATAAAATTTATGGATCAAACACAAAAATTCCCTACAGAAATTGTAGATCTTCCGTCAAAAGGATTGCTTTACCCTGTAGACCATCCACTAGCATCAGGTACCGTAGAAATGAAGTACATGACTGCTAAAGAAGAAGACATTCTCACTAACCAAAGCTTTATCGAAAGAGGAGTTGTAATTGACAAGTTATTACAGTCTTTGATTGTAACCAAGTTTAGCTACGACGATCTTTTAGTAGGAGACAAGAATGCTATCTTAATTGCAGCAAGAATACTAGGCTACGGTAAAGACTATGAATTTACTTACCAAGGGCAAAAAGAAAACGTAGATTTATCTTTGATTGAGAATAAGGCTTTTGATGAAAGTTTATTTGCAGATAGAAAGAATGAGTTTACTTTTGAATTACCATCTACAGGTAACACAATTACATTTAAGTTACTTACTCATGGTGATGAACAAAAAATTCAACAAGAGATTAAAGGTCTTAAAAAGATACAGAAGGATTCATCTCCGGACTTATCAACTAGGTTGAAACATATGATACTTTCAGTTAATGGTGCTACAGATACTAAGAGCATTAGAGACTTCGTAGATAATCATTTCTTAGCAAGAGATTCACGTGCATTTAGAAAATTTATTTCTGAGTTTCAACCAGATGTAGACTTAAAGTTCTACCCAGAAAACGGACCAGCAGGAGGGGTTGATATTCCAATTGGGGTCAGCTTTCTTTGGCCTGACGCCAACGTATAGAGCATCTATATTTAATCAGATACATGAAATAGTATTTCACGGAAAAGGTGGATATGATCATGATACTGTTTATGCAATGCCTGTATGGCTACGTAATTTTACCTTTCAGAAACTGAATGAATATTACGAAAAAGAAAAAGAAGCGATGGATAAAGCTAAGAGTAAATCACCTAGCAAATCAGCTCCAAGAGGACCTTCAGTAAGGAAACCTTCTTATAGTACTAAGGCTCGCCCATAAAGCGAGCTTTACCTATTTATATGATATAAGTACACTTAAAAAATGGGCGCAAACGACAATAGCCAGTTAGAAGAAGCAAGAAGGCTCTTACAGGAGATCAATACCTTAAGAGCTAGACTTAATCAGCAACCGTTAACATTAACGCCGGCTGATGCTGTGCAAAATATGCAAAGTTTGCGCAACGAACTGAGAGGTATACAATCACAATTCGGTGAAGTTGATAATACTGCAACAAGTTTGTATGACAGAGTAAGAGCAATTTCTGCTGAATTTAAAAATCAACCTGGAGCTTTACAGAAGATTAGAGGTTCTATGAGGAAAATTACCTCTATTGCGGAAGAACTTAAACTAGAAGAACAGGGTATTAGAGATTTATCTGTAAAGCAATTAGATGACTTATCTCAAAAATTAAAAGAAAATAAAAAGATATTAGATGATGAATCTCAGAGACTACTTAATGGAGAGGATTTATCAGACGCCGCACAAAGAGAAGTACAAGCGTTAAAAGATTTAATACAAGAACAAGGTGGTATTACTAATATGACCGGCCAACAAGTTGATGCCGCATTAGAATTAGTAAATACAATGGGTAGTTTGTCTGCAGAACAAAAAGCAGTTTTATCAAACTACATAGATCAGGGTAATGCAATTGGAGAAATTGAAAACCAGATTGAAGCCGTAAAACAACGACAAAAAGAAGTTAATTCCCTAATGGGCGTTGGAGGAGCTGTCATTGGCGGAATGGAAGGGTTGATGGGTAAGTTAGGAATTAGTGGTGGAAGATTTGGGGATGCTGTTACTGAAGCTAAAGAAAAGATGAAAGCTACTGCTGAAGCAATTCAGTCTGGAGCTCAATCTGGAGGAAAGTTAACAGTATTGATGGCTGGTCTAGGCCCGCTTGCTTCCGGTTTTGGAGCTGCATTAATGGACCCTCTTTCTTTAATACTTAAAATAGTAGATGCTTTCTTCAAAGTAGATAAAGCAAGTACAGACGTACAGCGCCTAACTGGGCAGAACGCAGATGCCATTGCAGGTGCGAATATGAGATACGCTACATCAGTAGATTATCTAGAGACAATATCAGAACTTACAAGACAGACTGGTATGAACGCTCAAAATATATTCTCATCAGATGTTATTGCGGGTGCAGCTGAATTAAAAAACACAATGGGACTTGCCGCTGATGAAGCAGGAGGTCTTGCAATGATAGCTCAAACTACCAGTGGTGATATTGACGCAACAGTTGATAGTATAGTAGACCAGACAAGTGCTTTTAATAAAGCAAATAGATCTGCAGTTAATCAGAAACAAGTACTACAAGATGTAGCAAAAGCATCAGATGGAATTAAAGCCTCTTTAGGAGGTAACCCAGCAGCATTAGCTAACGCAGCTTCAGCTGCTCGTAGACTTGGAATGGAAATGGGTAAGTTAGATCAAATAGCAAGCTCTCTTTTAGATTTTGAAGATTCTATTTCAAAAGAAATGGAAGCTGAGTTACTTATAGGAAAAGATCTTAACTTAGAAAAAGCAAGAGAACTTGCTTTGAATAACGACTTAGCCGGTTTAGGTGATGAGTTGTTTAAAAATGCAGCAGATCTTAATGAATTCGGTAATATGAACCGTATTCAACAGGAGTCTTATGCCGCTGCTTTAGGTATGACTAGAGACGAATTAGGTAAGATAGCGTATCAGAAAGCAATTGAAGCAGGAATGACAGAAGAGCAAGCAGCAGCAGCAGCTGGTGTTCGAGCTGAAGATATGAAAAGAGCTGAAATTCAAGAGCAGATTCAAAAATCTCTTGATAAGTTAGCTCAAGCTTTCGCACCTATCTTAAGTATTATAGGAGATATTGTTGGTATATTTGCACCTGTTGTACAAATTTTAGGAGGAATTATAGGACATGTTGTTAAGTTTTTAGATACATTAGGTATTATAAAGCCTTTAATTATAGGTATTGTAGTTGCTTTAGCAGGTGCTAAAATAGCTAGCTTCTTTGGATCCGCAGCTTCCGGCGCTATGAAATTTGCTGAATCACTAAAAGGAATGGATTTCTCTCTTAGTGGAATGATGGACTCAGTTAAAAGCTGGGGATCTAGTATTAAAGATGCCTTCAAAGGCGGAATGAGCGGGGCTAGTGAGTTAACAGAAACTATTACTGAAGCACCAGATGTAGTTAGCGAACTACCTGAAACTGTTACCGGTGGGGTAGATAGAACCGTTGAAGCATCTAATTCAGCTTCCGAAGCAGAAGAACCAAAATCATCAGGAGAAAAACTAAAAGAGTTCTTTACCAATTTAGCAGCTGGCTTGAAAGAAATGGCTAGTATGCAAGTAGTAGGAGGTGCATTAGCATTAATTCCTGCTTCTATAGGTTTGATAGCATTTGCACCTGGATATCTTGGTGCTAAATTAATAGAAAGATTAGATGGAGAGAAGGTAAAGACAGGTTTAACAGGCTTAGCTACAGGTCTAAAAGAAATGGCTAGTGTAGAGGTACTTGCAGGAGCAGGTGCTTTAATTGTCGCTTCAATAGGATTAATAGGATTTATACCAGGATTCTTAGGCGCTAAATTAATAGAGAATTTAGACGGAGAAAGAGTTAAAACAGCTTTATCAGGATTAGCAGAAGGTTTAACATCGATGGGTACCGGATCAGTACTTATGGGGGCTGGAG